TATAGCTATACTGATTCATCCCCCAATATTGGTTGTTTTGGGAAAGAAGCATATTACCGCTGGAATCTACAAGCACCCTTTCTGTGTTATTGGTGCTTAAATACAATGCCCCAGACTTGGTGTTGTTGATTGATAGATTTGTATTATCCCAATAAATTAAAGAAGCGGCTGCCCCAGCAATGTTTAATCCTAGTACTCCAGTAGATGAACCGTTTATTTCTAAAACACCTCTATTTGCAACGTTATATAGAGACGCTCCTTGATTGACTAGTACTGCGCCAGAGCTATTAATTCGTAGTCTTTCAACCGAGCTAGTATAAAAGTACCAGGACTGATTTGTCCTATCAAATGTGTAAAGCGGTGCAGGGGTTGTACCATCATATAATCCAACTGTATTTCCAACGTAAGAATTGTAGAAATAAACATCTGATGTGGAATTTTTTATATGTAGTTGCGCCTCAGAAGCTCCTGCTTTAGCACCGATGGACGAAGCTACTTCTAATGTTAACGAGGGGTTAGTAACCCCGATACCAACAGCTCCTGAGCTGGTAATACGCATCCGTTCTGTCATTGTGCCGGTTGCAGCGTTTGTTGAAAACTGTAAATAGCCTTTAAGGTCGCCAGACGTAGAATTTTCTTTTCTACCCGCTATTTGCCCAAAAGCAGCAGAATTGGGTACTGTATCGTAATAGCCACCCAAACTAATTGCTCCACCAACATCGGCAGCTTGCGTAACATTTGTCCAAACTCTGAAAGCATTATTACCAGCACCATTATCTGTTAATGGGTTTGTTGTAAAACGAACATCTAATTTTGAACCAGGACTAGCAGTACCAATACCTACGTTACCACTTGAATCTTTATAAAACTGGCCTGAGCCTAGATTAACTACTCCTGTACCACCTGTAAGAGTTCCTGTGTAGGAAAGGTTTGTGAAGGCTGCGGCGGCGAAGTTGACTGTACCAGCAAAGGTTGCTGATTGGTCGGCATTTAGTGTTAAAGCTGTAGTTGGAGTAGCCCCTGTCTTGAAGACAAGCGTACCTGTAGTATCAGCCGTATATTGGAGGGCTGTACTTGTTAAGGTTGATGCGCTTATGATGCTCATGGCTACTCCGTCTTATTACGAGTTAATTACTACTGGCTCTGTTACTTCTTCAACTTTAGTCAAAGCGTCTTTTAACAGTTTAATAAAAGCATCCTTGCCAACACGAAGCTGGTCTAAATTGAATTGTGCTGAGCTAATCTTGCGGTCTAAATCGGCTACGTGATTAGTAAGCATCTTCTGCTCATCAGTCATCTCTTCAAAAATATACTCTACATCATCAATGATTACGGGGGTCTTTTTGTCTTGTCCCATGTCATTTCTCCTATGGTTGTACTACGGTTAAAAAACTTAAATTACTGGTTCTGGCGGCGTTGGTGCAGGTGCCCAAGGTAACGGAGGGGTTACGATTGGTGGGTTAATCTGGTTAGCAATTTGTGCATCAAGCGCTTCTTGCAACTGAGTAACTGCATCAATACCCATAGCTTCTTGAACCCAGCCAACTACTTGCTCTTGAGTCAAGGCATCATATGGTGTAAATCCTTTACCTCCATTATAAGTAAAGCCTTGTGTACCATAAGCATATCCGTTGTAAGTGCCATCAGTAGCAGAAACAGACCAGTGCGCTGTAACTACGAAGTCTGTATCACCTTGAATTTGTGGGATGCAATCAAGTTGCTGGATGTCCCATTGATATGTGATTGTCATTTATTTTCCTTTTAAAAATTTTTAAACAAACGGGAAGTATTCTATAGAAAAAGCCACAGAACCAACCGAAAAGCCGTTAGTAGATTTTATCTGTACATACCCCCCAGAAATTCTTACATCTGGAACAGCATAGTTATTACCAGCTAGAGCGGTATCAAACGGCCCACTTAATGTATACCCTGTGGATGATGCATACGCAAGGGTGTATTTAGCAAAATACACGTTAACAGTGCCGTTTTCTACACCTGTAAAGTACATATTTGCACCATAACGGCTTGCCGTGTTATCTAATTGGAAAAGATTTACCCAAGTTGCACCCTGCATAGCTGTAGTAGCAACGGGGTATCTTTGGATGGTTTTGCATACAAAAGTATTTGATGACCCCATTGGTTGGGCTGTAACTCCAACTAATAAATTACCAGAGGTATCAATACGCATACGTTCTGTGTTGCTTGAGCCAATACCAAACATCAACCCATTAGCATCGCTAGAAATTCTAGCTACGTTTGAGCTATTAACTGAGAAATCTAAGTACGCTAAATAGCCTGTAGAAGAATTAATTTTAGCTAAAGAATACCCAGTAGGAGAAGTAAGTGAAAATACAGTAGCAGTTCCCATTTCTAGGGAGGATTTTTGTGTACCAGCAAAGTCTCGATAGTACATATTAGCACCATCAAAATAACTGTTACCACTACCACCGTAATCCCACGTCAAACGACTCGCAACACCATTAAGGACTGCTGACGTAGCGCCTGCTGTAGCTTGAGTAACAGTAAATTTTCCACCAGCAGTGGCAGTTCCAACCATGGCATTACCTGACGTATCAATACGCATACGCTCGGAACCACCTACAAGCATTGTTAATGGTAGGTAAGAGCCTGTACCACGGAGGCCAGAAACAATCCTTACCTCTGAACTAGTTAGAGCGAGCTGCCCAACACTTGCATTTGTACCACCTGAAGAGTCAGAATTTACTTCAAACTGTACGTTTGTACTTGTTCCATTAGGGGTTGCAATTATTCCAGTTTGACCATTAACTGTGCTACTTTGTATTTGTACACGGTTAGCTATAGTGCCAGTGCTAAAATCACCGGTAATTCTAGAGCCTGTGCTTGTAAAAGTCAGATTTCCGCCTGTGCTGATTCCGCCTGTATTAACAGTAGCGCCAGTAACTGTAAGGGCTGGGGTTGTTATCCCTAGTGTGCCGTCAAGAAGAATTGTCATGTTAGATAATCACCAATCTTTGTCCAGAGGCAATAGTTACTGTTACGCCTGATGCAGTAGTAATAGGGCCAACAGCAAAGCCGTTAGTGCCAGTATCTAAAGTATAAGTCTGGCTCTCAGTTGTTTGGTTAACTTGAATTGACTGACCAGAACCACCAAGGCCGACCATTTCGGATGGCATATCAACGAATACGTTCTTAGCACCAGAACCAAATACAGTCTTAGCTCCAGCATTAGACGAAGAGATTACTGTAGTACGGGCAAGAGTAGGGCCAGTAGTTGAATATGTGCCAATTCCTACTTCCCAGTTGTTTGTGGCTTGCTCTACGATGGTGTAGTAAGTTGTATTACCATTTCCAACGGCAGCAAAAGACTGGAAGCCGAGAACGGCTCCGTCTAAAACCATATCACTAGTACCAGTAGTAGTAGAGGTTTCCTGTACTCTATCCGCTAAAACGAGAGCCATTTAAAGCTCCTTAACCAGCTGCGCTTAGTTGGTATGTAACGTTAATTGTATCGCCAGAAGTTACAGTTTTAGAACCAGCAGTAAATGCGCCGATACTAAACAATGTACCAGTAGTGCTATCAATTGTTGAAGAACCACCAACGTTGATAAACGCACCGTACACAGTACCTGAACCAGTCATAGAGAACACAACCGCTGCTGAAGTAGATTTAACCGCTGGGTTAGCTACAGTAGATGCAGAGAACGTAGGGGTCTTACGTGTTCCAGAATATGTAGGGGCATTAGCACCGCCTACTTCAAACCAACCAGCGTGAGACGCTTGAGTATCGCCATAAGCAGGTGTGAATGTAGAAGAACCGTTAGCACCACCTAGGCCCATAACAATCGCACCAGCTGCAGTGTTACCAAGGTAAGCATCGTTTAAAGATGCACGACCTACGTTAGTAGTCAAGTTCTCAATGGTATCAGACCATTTTTCATTGCCATTTGCATCATAGCAAGTAGCTGTGTAATAGCCGTCTACTTCTACTTTTTCTACATGGCTACCACCGCAGCTCATAGTGGCGCTAATCTTATCGCCCATGCCTAAAATCTCGTCACTCATAAGTGCTCCTAGTTAAGTCTAATAATGGCGGTAGTCGCCGTTGGTGTTGGGAAAGTTACTGTAAATGTTCCTGCTCCGGTATTCGTTTTATCCGACCCAAAATCTAGTACAGCAACAGCAGCTCCAGTAGTGGAATTATATATCAATGCAGCTCTAGCAGTAAAGGAAGCGCCGGTCCAAGTTACATTAGCAAAGTTAATAAAAGCCGTATCTGAAGCTGCGTCAAAAGTAGGTACTTGGGAAACAGTTAAAATCTTACCACCTGCGGTATACCCGGTCCCTGTGATTTCCCCATCTGTTGAATATGCTAGGGTATCAGGGGTTAGGTTTGCCAAAGATGTATAAAGGGCTATCTTATAGACATAAGTAGTCCCAACGGCAAAGTTCTCTAAACCGCTTAAACAGTTTTGTTTAAAGATGTTGCATTGGCCTTGAGAAATCATTATGAGCCTCTACCGCTTACGTTGATTTTTAGCTGACCGTTTCTGTATGCATCGCCACGCTCTAAGCCATCGCCCAAACGTGTTAATTGCTGGATAGCCTCTTGGTACATCTTCTCGTAATAAGTAACCATATCCTGCTCACCTTTCATGAACAAGATTGCCTCACGCATAGCGCCATAGAACAGGACTGGGTCATAGTTATCGCCGAGCCAACTTGTGCCAGCAGGGTTATCAATAGCGCCAACAGTATATACAAAACCTGAACCTGTACCGCCAATATAGATAGGGTTAATAGTTAGCTGGTTGCCAACAATATAAAAATTACCGCCATTTTGGACAGTAACAGAAGTAACTTGACCACCAGTAACAACTACGTTCGCTGTTGCTCCAGCACCGTTACCAGTAATACCTGATACATATTGGAATGGTACGTTAGCGTAAGAGCCATTTGTATATAAAGTACCGCCAGTAAATGTACCTGTACCAGAAATAGCACCCTGAACAATAGAAACTGGGTAGTAGAAATAGTGTAACTCTACGTTATAGCTTTGGTCAGGAGTAGGGGCCATCATAAAAGATAGCTCATTAGCGTTAGTATATTGTGAACCAAATAACGCATAGTACTTAGGAACACCCTGTGGGGTGCCTTGATACGCTGGGCTTGTATAAACTACTGTAGGGTAGGCTTCACGTAAAAAGTTAACGTCTTTGTTTATCAAGAAGTTATAGTTATTAGTTGAGTCAATAACTGCTAAAGAGTAGGTAGACAAAAAGTCTTCTGGGGCTGATAAATACTGGTTCCCAGCCGTAAGTGTACCTGTCACGTTTTTACGTAACGAAGGAATCTGAACGCTGTTATAAATCCTATCTTCTGCTTCTCTAACAAAGCGTGGGATGTTATTTACAAACAGCGGTTCATTATTCTCGCTGTAGTCAATGATTGCTTGGTACAGCTCGGTATACTTCATCTAAGGTTGTTCCTTAAGCCATTGGGCCACGAGCCATCTTACCCTTAGTCTGTGCTTTACCGCCACGAACTTGGATACCAGAAGTCTTAGTTGGCTTGTAATTACCTTTGCTAACGCTACCTACAGAAATGTTCATTTCGTCCATGTATTCTTTACCGGACTTTGTAGACATTGCTGGCAAGTCACCGCTAACGCTTTTACCACTCATTGTATGTGGCTTTGCATATTTTTCAGCAGGTTTATTATTAATTGCCATGATTAGAATCCTTTGCCTTTGAGGCCAATAGAACCAAACTGGTTGTGCAAACGAGCACGGCTGCTGCCGTCAGCTTTACGCATTTCGTTTGATACGCCAAGGCTCTTATTTGCCTTCATAGTTTTTGCTGTTGGGCCTGAATCACCTAAGTTTTTACCCTTAGTTGCACCCTTTTTAATAACGCCGTCGCTTTTTGCCATGTCCTACTCCTAATTAATTGTTACCTGCCCTACCGCAGTTACTACTACTAAATTGTTTGGTGTCTCATTATAGTCGTACGTCTGTCCTACAGGGTTCCATCCCCATTGAATCACCCTACTACCACCGCTAGGTGTACCGTAGCCTAAAACTGCAGTACCGCCATTAACATTCACATCTAGCCCAGTGTTGCCAGATTGATAATAACTATTATCTCGTCTTGGTTCCCGCACAGCTTGCGGGTCATTGACTGGGTACATCCCTAATTGTAACTGAGGTTGGTCTTCTTCCCAACACTCAGGACATACTTTAATGCTAACATTTTTTGTCTTAATTGTTAGCTTTTTTAATACTGTTAGCTTAAACCGAAATGCGCATCTATCGCACTCAGCAATTGCAAACCGACCAGAAGCAAATTGGGTAGTCATTATCTGCTACTTATAAATGTTTGACGAGGAATAAACCTAATCGGAGCCTTTTCTCTATCTTCATCTGCTGCTAACTGGAACTGCTGCTCATAATCTGCTTTGAGAGCTATAACTCGCTGAGCATCAATACCTTGAATCTTCATAGATAGGTAGTAAGCTAATCCAGCCACCATAGCGTTCACAAAACGGAAAGGAATGTCTTCGGTATTAACGCCGCCACCAGCGTCTTGGATGCGGCGTAAACGCCAATAAACGAAGGTATAGTAAGGGTTTCCTACAGTGCCCTGGTCTGGGGTAGGCCAAACAGTAATCTTAGGGGCATCAATACCTGTAATTGGGTCTGTACCAGCAGGCCCAGGAGGAGGGTACTTAGCACCACTCATACGCTGAATCCATACTTGGATAGGGCGGCTTTGGGCTAGTTTATTTGGGATTGTTGCGTATGTAGATACACTAATACGGCTAATTGTAATATCGGTTTGATTACTTTGTTGTCCAGCATTAGTTCTAATCTGATGCTCAAGTAAGTCAATTGTGTCAATAGGTAGGTCATAAGTATTTACTCCTTGGACTAAAGGAATTTCACCCTGTTCAATAGTCCACATGTTAATACCACGGTTTGCCCACTCAATAGTAAGCAAGTTTAAAGAACGACGTGCAGTACGTAAGTCATAGCCCGAGCGCAGCTCAGAGCCACAACGCTCAAATGCTTCTTCGACTAGCTCTGCTAGGTCTAGATTAAACGCTGATGAGCCTGATGTAGTCATTATTTCTTAAATCCCTTTAGGGTTTCCGCCAGCCTAGCCCGCTTACCCATCTTGCCGGGTTTCTTTGTAGCTGCAGCTAGTTTGCTGGACGGAATCTTTTTGTCAGCAGCAACGCCCAACGCCTTCTTCAAAGAGCCAGGTTTCTTAATAGCTTCCTTAATCCAATTTTTAGTAGCCATTATTTTTTCGCAGTCTTAGCAGATTTAATAAAGTCTGCCTTAGTAGGCGCTCCCTTAGTACCAGGCTTACGCATCTTTTCACCAGAGCCAGCTGCAATACGTGCTTGCTTCTTATGGATGTTCTCGTATAACCCTACCTTGCCGCCTTTTGCAAGGACAGCAGACTTAGAAGTCTTTGGCATTTTGTTAGGGCTAATAGCGCCCATACCTCGGGAGGCTTTCATTAAACCATTCGCCCTTTGGTTTTACCCTTAACTTCACAGCCACCACCTTTAGCCATGCATTTAACAGAGCCGCCTTTTTTCATTTTTACTTTAACTTCTTTTTCCATTTTTTCACCACGAGCATATTCTTGTGGAGTAATTTTGCCAGACTTGATAGCCTTAGCTTCTTTTAACTCTTCTGAATAAGACTCTTTACCTTTGAATAATTTGCTTAGTGCCATACCACCCTCCTTAAGACCTGCGTATTTGTTAATATTAACATTCGGTACTTCTTTTTGATAGCCAAATGTGCTGCCGCCACGAGTGCGCTGCTTATTCACTTGGTTTTTACCACCAAAGGTGTACTTTACATCGCCACCAGTACCAAACTTCTTACCTTTGTCTGCTGCAATAAACTCTTTGCCTACATCCTGCGAGATGCCTAGGCGCTTGGCTGCCTTAGGGTCATGGGCAACCATAGCCATTAAATTATGTTGTTTTTTTGATTTGCTTGGCATTATTTCCAGTGCCTTACAAAAAAGTCTACTAAGTATCCACCGCCTGATACGAGGGCTAACCAAACTAGACCGGCTAAAGACTTTTCAATAATTGCTTTACGTAGCGCTGCTCTATCTGCTTCAGCTTTAATCGCCATACGTACCCACTGTACTTCATCATTTGAAAGAGGGTGGGCTTCTACAGCTTCGTTTACAGCCGCTTTTAAAAGCTCTACTAGTTCTTTTTTAGTTTGGTCATCTAAATTCATGAGCCACACTTCCATCTTTTAAGGCTTGCTGCCTTGCGGGTTGGACGTCCCTTCTCATCTTTCATCGGACCAGGCATGCCTGACATACGAGCACAAAAAGACTTCTTACGTGGCCCACCTTCAGGCTGTGGAGCCTTTAGGTTAGAGCCTGTAGCTTTATTGTACTTAGCACGACCTTTAGCAGTAAGTCCAGCACCTTTCGACACTGGAAGCTTTTCGCCACGACCCACTGCAAGAGAAGGGGTTTTCTTAGCCATAGAACACAGAACCAGCAACATTAGATACCGCTGCGTAAACGTCAGTATTGAAACGAACGCCTTCTGCTGGGATAACTACTGAAAATGGTGTCCCGCCAGCAATAGTAGCGATTGAAAAAATTACTGTTCCAGCGCTTCCACCGTCACGAATTACTAACAATCCAGCAGATGCTCCAGGAATAATTAACATTCCACGAACACGTGTAGGACCAGCATAAATCGTACCAGTAGCGCTTATGGCACCAGCTTTTACGTCAGTTTGCATCATAATTAATCTCCTAAATTTTTAAATAGGGGGCCTAAGCCCCCCGGGATTAATTACTGCTGAGTAGCTGTTGGGTTTGCATTACCGTTTGAGTCACGAACAACGTAAGTAACGATGAATGTACCAGCACCAGTAGTCAAGCCTGTACCTGCTAATGTGTAAGTTACGATAGCGTCAGTAGTACCTACGTTTAATGCCAAAGCAGTAGCGCCAGAAGTAGAAGCTACAGGCAAAGCGTAAGGAGCTACAGAAGTAACAGTAGCTGCTGCAGTGATATCAGTTGCGCCGATTGTCAATTTAGCTGTAGTAGCAGCGCTAAACACAGTAGAAGTAACAAACTGCATAGAAATGATTTGTGCGCCGGCTGGCAATACAAATGCTGTACCAGTCAAAGTACCGTAAACAACAGGTGCAGACTGTGAAACTACAGTTGCGCCCATATTACGAATAGTACCAGCTACGCTGCCAGTTGTGTTTTTAACAGTACCTAATAGCCAAGGGCCTAAATGAGTAGCGAATCCCATGATGAATCTCCATACGATAAGGCCTATTAGTTTGCATGGAAATCTGCCGGGGCAGTCTAATAAGCCGGTTTTCCCGGTTTCCCGTAGTATACCTCTTTTTTAATTTTTACAACACTATTTTTGGGTAAAATGGGTATTCTTGGGCAAATATTTTGGGGGGCTATGAGTAATGAAATTCACAGTAAAAAAAGTGGACATCAGAGTCCCATCAGTTCAAACCACACTTACTTTTCTGCAAAAGAAAATACTCCCCGAGGATGTGCCATACGAGACGACAAGGGGTCATTGGTGGATTGCATATGCGGAATGTGGAAAGCCTGTAGGTTTTGCGGGTATCGTGCGCTCGATGAGATGGACAGACACAGGTTACTTATGTAGAGCAGGTGTAATGGAAGGCTTTACAGGTCATGGTATCCAAAAGCGTCTTATTAAAGCAAGGATTACTCAAGCACGTAAGCTTGGGTGGAATTGGTGTATTACGGATACAACAGATAATCCTGCATCATCTAACTCTTTGATTGCTTGTGGATTTAAGTTATATACTCCAGCTAATCCGTGGTCTTTCAAAAATGCGTTGTACTGGAAATATAAGGTAAACCAAGATGCCGTACAAAGACGAGAGCGTAAGAAAAAGCAAGCACAAGGAGTACAGCCGTAAGCATTACGAAGGCAACTACGCTAAACGTCGGGAAGAAATAAACGCCAGAAGGCGACGGCTAAAACAGGAGTGGGATGACTTTAAGGCTACGCTGTCTTGCGCTAAATGCGGGTTTGCCCACCATGCTGCACTAGATTTTCATCACGAAGACCCAAGCACAAAAGAAGGAAACGTAAACCGCTACGTATCTAATGCTCAATATAAAAGAGCTTATGAAGAAATAAAGAAGTGCATTGTTCTATGTGCTAATTGTCATCGCATCCACCACTACGAAGAAAAGAAAAACCCAGCCTTGTGAGCTGGGTTTCCTTAGGACTCAAGTTCTGATTAAGAACCTGAAGAGCCCCACATACCGAGAGGGTCAGACCAGCCGAAGCTGTAACGCTCACGAGACTTGTAACGTACGTTACCTGTATCGAAGTCACCGTCCATAGAATTCTGGAGTGGTGTACGCTCGAAGTGCTTCAAACCGTTTGGAACGTCAGTGGTCAAGAACCATGCGTTTGTGTCGGTCAAGAAGTGGTTAACTGTGTAACCTTCAGGGATTGTACCGTTGTTGTTGATTGCGCTGATATCGTTATCAGATGTACCAACACGCAATTTAGTTTCGAGCAAACGAGTTGCAACGAACATCAATGATGGTGGAACAACCAATTTACGTGGCTTAGCAGCGATGAGCAAACCACGCTCATCTGTCCAAGCAGCGATTTGAATAACAGCAGCTTCCAAAGAAGTTTCATTCAAGTCGACAGGAGTAGCAGCAGTGTTGCTGTTAGTACCGCCAGAAACCAATGGGTGAGCAGTGTTGAACAAAGATACGCCGTCGCCGCCGTTGTATGAACCACCAGTGTTGAAACCGTTGTTCAATACAGATGCAGCTTTAACTTGCTTGGTGTAAGCCATTGCACGAGCCAATGCTTTAGTGTAACGAGCAGACAAGCTGTCGTACAAGTTATCTTCAATCGCTTCTTCAGTGATTGAGAAACCCAAAGCAATAGTTTCGTGTGAGTAGCGTGTGGACCATGCTTCTTGTGCATTACCGTAAGAGATAGCGCCGCCTTCGTTTTTAACTGGGGCTGCAGAGAAACCGGACAACTTGGTTTCTTCTTCGAATGAACGCTCAGAAGTCTCTGTTTCGTAGATTTCTTTGTGCTCTTCGCCGTAGCGTGCGTATTCTAATCCGAACAATGCATTCAGACCCGGGAGTAACTCTTTTAGGAGTTGTGAACGTGAAATAGCCATGTTATAGCTCCTTTATTAGTTAGCTGTACCAGCAGACTGATAATACTGATGTACGCCAAAGTTTAATTTAACGATACAGTCGGTATATGCGTCACCGGGGTTAGATGGGAAATTGCCGCCGAATGTAGAGCTGGAGTTAACCAAGTCAACAATCTTAACAGCAAGTGCGTTTGTATTAGCAATAGTAGCTGACAATGCAACAACAGAGTTACCTGTAGTTGTGTTACCAGTTGTAGAGCCTGTACCTGCAGTGAAGTTTGCCAAAGCAACAGTCTTGCCAATAGAGCCGTAGCCTACTGAACCGAGAGACTGAACTTGGTATAACTGGTCTGGGTCTTCAACAACACGAATAAAGATGTTGGTGTAGCCAGCTGTTACTGCGTTAGCAGGCAAGTACTGTGCATACAATGGATAGCCGAGTTGCTGGCCAGCCAATTGGTAACGAACGCCTACGCAAACACCAGCGATACCTGCCGTGCTAGTTGTTGGAGTTGCCGCTACTACAGTTGGTTGTCCTGCTACTGCTGCGCCTAACTGCACTAAGTCACCATTAAAGATGGGTGCAGTGTTGTTTGTGGTCAATAAATACTCACGGATTGTTCCGCCAGTAAAGGATTGACCGCCAATCAAACTGATTGGTTTAAGCCCGTACGGGGCCGATACTGTGCTCATAAAAAGCTCCTTAAATTAAATTAAAATTAACTTCCCTTACCGAAGGTAACTTTAGTACTTCTGTCCTTAAACAGAGGCATACGTGGGTCATTCTGCGATAAGAAGTTGTTATCAACCGACTCCATCTGACCTGCAGCTAGCTTCTCATAGTGAGCAGCACGTTGCTTCATGAATTCTTCAGGGGCACGGCATAAAACTAAACCACCAATTTCTATTGAACCTTTAAATTGTCCATCAATGGACGCATGGCTCATAAGCTCAGGATAATCCTCAGCCTTAACAGGCTCAAAACCTTCCCTACGCTTTGCGGAGACGTTCATTGGGTCAGATGACCCCATAGTAGATGTACGAACCCAACGATGTGACCATCCTGGACGGGGGTCTGGTGTTGGCAGTAACTGAGGCGGTGCCCAGCTGTCTATTGGGCGTACTTCAGTTTCACGTACTTCTGCTTCACGGGTTGTTTTCTTAACCATTATCTATCTCCATTCATTTGTTCGGCAACCTTCTTTGCGTACAGTTCTAGAGGCACACCTAAGCGCTTAGCAATCTGTACCTGAGTAGGCGTTAATTGGACTTTCTTTGGGGCAACTGAGCGAGTAGCAGGAGCTACAACGGCTGCAGCGGGTTTGGCTCGGGTTTTAACCGGGGTTTTTTCTACTTCTTTTACTTCTAAATCTTCTTCAGCACCGAAATAATCGGGGAATCTTTTTCGGATTGTATCACTGATTTTTGCATAATACTCATCGGAACCGACATATTTTTCGCCAAATTCTCTTGCAAGACGGTTATGAACGGTAATTGCAAGACCAGTCATCTCATCTTCTTCAGGAGTATCACCACCATACCAATCATTAGCATCTAGCCATTGAGTTAGTTTGGGGTCCTGTGCAGGAGCTTCTTGTGTTGGTTGAGGGATATACACTTCCTGCTCTTTAGGCTGAATAGGCTGCATAGTTTTAACACGGTCTAATTTCACTGTTGCTTCTGAAATCGCTAACTGTGCTTCTACTAATGCATCGCTATCTCCAGCTTCATAGGCTTCTTTGTACATCTTTTTAGCCATGGCAAGTTCAGCTTCTGCGCCAGCTTTACCCTGCTCGATGTAGCTTTTGCTACCTTCATGGAGGGTCGCTTGAATCCGTTTGTTCTCTTCCGCAAGGAATTGAGCAGCACGAATAGCTTCTTCACGCATCTTAATAGCTTCTTCTTTTTCACGGCGGATGTCGTGATAGCCCTTAGTCAGCTTCTTGATGCGCTTCTGAACCTTCTTGTCATAAGACAAGAGTTCGTCATCTTCATCATCTGCTGCCAAGACTTTTTCTTCAGCCATCGGCTTTTTGTTACGGTCTTCTGGTGGAGTATCGTCAACAATCTCAATATCTACATCAGGTGCCGCTTTTGTTTCTTCTGCTACTGGTGTGGCTTCAATCTCATCTGGGAATTGGAAAGTATCGCTATCCTGTCCTACTGGAATCACTTTACCGCCCTTACCAAATGTTACTGTGCCGAATTCTTCTGTCGCCATTTAGGTCTCCTTATGCACGTGAAATCCCACGGGGGTCTTCTACTACTGCTTCGACTGAGTCATCGTTAATGATGCGGAACTCACGGCCATGAATCTTAAGGCGTGAACCCGAACTTGGACGAATCAATACAAAGTCACCAACCTTACAGAGTGGTCCACTAGGGAAACGCTCTTTATCGGCGTAAGCGTCTGGACCAATAGCCATAACAAACAATACGGGGGTTAAAACTTCCTCGTACTTCATTACAGTATCGGCTTTTAACAAACCGCTTTCATACTCTTCTGCAACCTCAGGAACCATACACAAGATATGATAGCCAGCTGGTTTTGGAAGTTGTGTTGCTTTTTGCTCTACCTTTTCTGGGAGTTTGGATATATTCCCCAAGGCATCACTAATCAAAAGTTCACTCATCTGAGTCCTTTAAAGTTTGCTCACGGTCTTTGATTAAATCTACAGCCAGGGCAAGACCACGGATAATCCCTGTTGTATTTCGATACTCTTCGAAAGTTTTGCAGCTGCCTTCGGCAACGGATTGTGCTCTAGTGTCGATGAGCTTTTGCAGCTCACCGGCTAGGTATTGATACTCGGTCACTCTTTAGTTTCCTTTTTCTCTGGTTTTTGGGCGGCAGCCAGAGCAGCGTGAAACTGGTTGCTCGACTGGGTTTCTTTCTGGTGACGTAACTCACGCTCTTTTAATGTAGCCTTGTGTATGATGTCGCCAGCCTTGTTGATGCGTGCAACTTTAAGCTTGTCCACATTCATCTGAGCTTGCAGGGCTGCTTGTTGTGCAGCAATCTGTGCTTGTGATGCGATGCGTTCTTGCTCAATCTCGAGCTGCTTCATCTTCAGTTGTGCGTCAACCTGGTCTTTAGCGGCCTTGCGTTGTTGCTCTTGAGCCTTAATCTGTAGCTCTTGCTGTTGCATTTGAATCAGTGGGTCTTGAGCTTTCTGCTGGGCAGCTTGTTGTTGAGCTTCTTGTTGGTTCTGTGCCAAGAGTTTTTGAGCAGCTTGGGCAATCATCGGAGCCAACTGAGCTTCAACACGTGGGTCGATGTCAATATCTTCTTCCTCACCCATCTCACCAACTTGTTGTGGAGGCAACGCCATACCCATCTGCTGTTCAATCTGAACACGGTATTCAAAGCCAATATGCTCATTAATGTGTGCGTACATCGCTTGCTGCAATTGCTGAGCCATTGGATTACCTTGCATAGCTTGAATAATCTTAGGGTCTTGCATTAAGGACATATGGACAGCGATATGGGCCTGATGGTCTTGGTAGCTGAACGCCTTAACTGGCTTCATCATCAAGATGTTCTGGTTTTCAGTTACAGGGTCTTGTGGCTTCTGGTCATCTGCCATTGGTACAAGCTTCTGAGCATTCTTGATACCAAGAACCTCAATCATCTGTCTATGGAGGACCGGGAGGTTGTAAAGCTGTGGAGCTTGTTGAGCAAGCTGGAGCACTGCCTGATACTGTACGATTTTCTGCGCCATCGTAGACGCATTAGGGTCGCTAACCGGTAGAACCTCAACATCATCGTAATCCGATTTCTTAGCTGCTGCAGTGCCTTCTTCAGGTTGATACTCATATTCATCCTCTGTGTAGTCGGCGATGATTACTTTTAAGAGATTGAATTCTTGCTTCATCGAGTAATGCAGACGAGCTTGAATTGCAGACATTACCTTAAGAGTGCGCTCGAGAATAGCCAAAGTAGTTCCAACAGGCGCATTGCCACCCATGTCGGACACTTGGAGGTCTCCAGCAGATACAAAAGAACGACCTTCTTGTACGATTTGGTTGAACAAAGCCATAAGAGTCTGACTAGGCTCTTTGTATGGCAACAACATAATGTTGTCTTTGATTGAACCAGATGGAACATCTACGTCTCTGAATTCTCCTGGGGAGATTGGTGTGTCATCTCCTTTAACCCGTAGGCCTCTTGACTTGAGACCGCCCGGTAAATTGCTGAGTGTCCCTGCGTCGACAAGTTGGCGAATAATAGTAGTAGCGCTACGAGCGTAACCACCGATAAGATGTATGAGGCCATATCCATAAAAACCAAATCCCGGTACGTATTGATAGTGAACAAAGTGAGTTCTCTTAAGTTTTAGAGTATCACCCTCGTACCAGTTGCGGCGAACAGCAAGCACTCTTCCGGTGCTCTTCTCAATGGTAATGATGTAAGGTAGTGCAATCCCGTCCTCATCCTCGTGCCCAGGCAAGTCATAGTCGACGTGCATCTCTACGATACGGAACCGGTTATCAGTTGTTGCTGTGAACCCTTGCTCTTCAGCCTTGCGCTTCTCAATATCATCGAGGATATTAGTCGGCTCACCTAGGTCAATGTCACGCCAGAACCCAGCTGCTTGTAATTTCTTCACATCATTCTTCGTTTTGCGCATGATGTGGCTAATACGACCAGCGTTATCTAAGTTTGATGCGCCATAAGGGACAATCAAATCTTCTGCTGGAATAAACATTGCTACTTGACGACCTAAGCTTGGGTCGAAATAGACTTTCTTAAATGCTGAACCAGCCAACGGCAAGTTCCACAATAACTTCTCATGCTCAGGACGATACTCGGTCATCTGCTCAGTGAGTTTGTAATTCATGTCCTCTTGAACACGAACTGACGCTTCTTTTTTCTTCGGGGTTTCTTTACCGATAATCTTAGTCTTGACAGGTCCCATCGCTGGGAACGTTTCCATAATAGCTTCAGATTGGAACTTGACGACAGCTTCAGCAAGCATAGGATGGTAAACGCCACATGCGCCCGCCCAGGGTTCTGTTGTTTCTTCATACTTTAAGCCCAATAACTTTAGACCTTCAACATATGTGTCTGCCCAGTCTTTACGTGCAGAAATATCTGCGTCTAATAATCCGATTAACTCGCTGGCAATTGACTGTAACTCACGCTCGTCCATTGACTCTGCGAGGTTTTCATTAAACTTGTCTGAGCTGTCTTCTTCAGGTGCTAGTCCATCAGCTGTGTCGCCAATCTCACCTGGTTCTAGAATTTCAATTTCTAGTAATGGCTCTTCTGTAGCCATAATCCCCACGGGGGCCTGATAAATGCCTTTTTCCATCGCCATCTTAGTCGTCCTTAAACGTTATAATACCCAGCGTTTCTTTTTGATTTGAACCATTGAATCTCTTCTGGTTCATCGCTAGGTAGTCTTAAGAACCCACCTTGCCTAAATCTCATTAGCGCTAATGTCATTGAGTCCACCAAGTCGTCGTGTTCGCCCGAAGGGAATGCCGCAACCTCGTCTATCAACTCTTCTGCCCAGCGTGTAGCTGGAGCCCATACTTTACCAGATGCAAAGAAATCCGCAACTGAATTTAACCGTGAAATCTTATCCTGGCCTTTGCCCGGGCTAAACTCACCGACCGGTATCCCCATACGCCTGAGTTCTTGGATAAGTGGAGCACCTGCCGCCTTTTTCTCCACAATAAGAGAGTCCGGCTCATATTCTTGATACTTCTCAAACGCCTTTTGCTTGAGTTCCGGGAACTCCAAGCGCTCTTTATAGGAGTCCAACAGGATAATATTTGGTAAGTCATGGTCTTCTTCATTGTAAAAGACTCCCCAAGTAGTGCATGTAGAGAAGTCATTGACTGTCTTTTTCTCATGCGCTGTATCCCATGACTGGATTATATACTCACAATGCGGTGGGTCCTCTTTCTCCCACTCCTTCCACCATTCTCTCTTCACAATCGCCGAGCTATCGCTCGTCGGCTGCTGCATATACTGTGCCATCCACTTAGAGTTTGGAAGTTCAGTATGTAGGGCTTCTAATTCTTTAATACTCCAAAACTCAGGCCAGAGGGGCTTGCCACTAGGCAAAATCGCTGGGAACTCAATCACCTTCCACTCGTCGCCACCACGCTGGGCTGCAGACTTCATCACCTGAGCCGTTAAATCTCTTAAGCTCCACCTAGTCATAACGATAACAATCGCACCGCCTGGCTGGAGACGCTGACGTGGTCCAGAGGTGAACCATTCATAGACCTTGTCATAGACTTCTGGGTTGAACGCCGCCAAGGCAGCCTCTTGTTCAGAATGCGGGTCATCAATAATTAAGAGGTCAGCACCTTTACCAGTAACGGCACCGCCCACACCAATAGCGAAATAGTCACCGCCAAAGTTAGTATTCCAACGTCCCGCTGCTTTACTATCTGACTGCAGCTCAATTGCTGGAAAAAGTCTTTTATATTTCGCATCATCTACTAAGTTACGAACTTTACGACCGAAGCCCACAGCAAGCTCAGCCGTATGTGAAGTCTGAATAACTTTCTTCCCAGGGAATCTTCCGAGGAACCAAGCAGGAAGCAGATAACTTGCAAATTCGGATTTCGTGTGGCGTGGCGGCATATTGATAATAAGTCTCTTACAGGTACCATTGGCCACCTCCTCAAATGCCTTAGCCATCTTCGCATGGTGCCTACCATGAATAAACTCAGGCCAGACGTTGTTAACGAACGCCATAAAGTCAGTCTTTACTAACTCTCTGTCGTCTCTAGTCTTTAATTCTTCTAGAATATCTAGAATCTCAGCTGCCTCATCTTTAGGTAGGCTATCTAGGAACTCATTTCTTTGTTCTATAGGCAGGTTTTTTAGAATCTCAATGGGGTCAGTCATCAAGTTCTTCGCCTTCTAGAGGGTTTATGTTCTTTTTGCGGCCAAGTTCTGCATCCAAATCAATCACTTCTATTGTTTCTTTGATTTTTTCAGCCTGTACTTCCTCTGCCACACCCATATAGCGGGATAATTTCTTATTAAGCTCTTCTTTGAGCTCATCTGTGGACTTATTATTGACCGAAATCTCAACTTTATCGGCAAACATACCCAGTTGTGTCAACTTTCCTAGGGATTCAAGCGCTCTAAGCCTATCTGCAGCCTTTTCTCCGTCAGATTCTTCGACCAATCTAGTCGTTACGTACGTTTTTAGGCGGATTGTGTCCTCTACTATGGCATTGTTGTACTTAGCCAACAGGTCATCTAACCATATAGTTGTTTCCACATCAAATGGACGGCGCTGGGCCGCTGGACTACCTGTAAATTGTCTTGCTGATTCCCGCTGAGCCGCAGGCATTTTGGATTTATCTAGCTCGTGCCCCATAGCGATGAGGAACTCGGCAGTATTGAAAGCCGCTTTTGCTCGTTCATGCAAAGTTTTGGCTTCCTGTGGAGTTAAGTCCACTGGAATAGGTATGGTTACTTCTGGTACTACACGAATCTGTTTTGTCATAGGAGGAAAGGTTGGGGGCACTCCGATATGAAATGAATTGTAGCACAGCTTTTGGTGTGGGGGTCACTATAGCATGTGAAGCCATAAATAGACAGGGTCTAAAAAAAGCGCCCCCACGGGGTAATAATACTACTTCTGGAAATTCTTGAGTGAACTGATTACTGCGTTAATCCAGAACTCGTTTAGCTGTTGCATCTGCTTAGCTAAATCTTGGAACTTCTTTTCTGCTTCTTTGAAATCGAATAGATGATTCATATAAAACTCCTTAAGTAGGTTACGGACTCATTTATGAGTCATTTGTTGCAATGCAGCAATTATACTAGAAATTTTGCAAAAATATTTTTTGAAAATGGATTTAAAAACATAAGGGGGCCTTCGGCTAAAAAAATCTATATCCAACGTGCAAATTCGAGTACATAGTAAGAGGTGTGGATGTTAGTTTAAAATTTTGGGGGTGGGGGTCGCTTCGTGCGCTAAACAAAAAAGCAATTCAAGCGGGCAAAATGTCAATTTGACAATCAAGTCATAACCTGTCATAATGTATTCATGGTTAGGAATAGTTCTTAGCCATAACTTAATCGGGACTGTCCCGAATCACTTTGAAAGGTTTTAAAAATGAATACATCTAAATCAGTTATTGCTAATATCGTTACAACATCACAAGGTGCAAAGGTTAAGGTTACATCTGATAAACCTAGCTTATCAGGTGCTGAGATTCTCGACCTGACTCAAGACTACGCTAAGGGTTTAATTGCATATAAAGAAGCAAGCGACAAACAGGTATCAGCCCTTGAGTTACTCAACGCTAAAGTATCAGCGTTACATAATGGCGGGGTTCGCTTGCAAGATGGTAGAAGCAAGGACAAACAGACCTTAGTTATCAAGACCGCATTTATTGATTCATTAGGCGCATTGTCAAAGTCTTATAAACAAGACCAATGGGAATTGTTTTTTAAAGCCGTTAATTCAGGTAAGGCAATTAAGACTTTGAATAAGTCCCGCAACTCAGGCAAGGACAAAGTTAAAAAAGAAAAAGAAGCGCCAGCGTTTGCCGATGTTTTGGCAAAGGTTTATAACCATGCTGAATTCGATACGCTTAGCCTTGCAACTCAGGATGAGATTAAGGACTTGCTACTCGAAGCGGGTTACGAATTGCCCGAAGCATAATCGGGACAGTCCAGATTCACTAAGCCACCTTCGGGTGGCTTTTTTATTGCCTAAATTTTCTGGGAACTATCAGGAACTGTCATTCTCTTTCCTGTTGCGTAGCTTCATGTGGCTATGTTTTGATGTGGCGTGGCTTCGTGTTGCTTAGTGTAACCTAGTGTAACTAGATATATTTAGCTGTATTTAACTGTATTTAGCTGTAAATATCCAGTTTGGGCAGTTGCCCTGCAAGCCATATGTTTATTAGGTTTTTTGTGCAATTATCCGAATTATCCAATAATAATAAAAAAATATGAATAGTATATTAAGTAAGTGTGTATTACATTGTATGCACACGCTTTTTCTCTTTTTTCCAGACATACTTTTTTCTCTCTGCGAACTGGATAATTCCGCTAATTCCCGCCCCATAAGGCTTTGCGGGTTTTCCTCTCAAGCTAATTACAGCTAAATTGATTACTTACAGCTAAATATACCTCGCTACACCATACATAGCTATATTAACGCATTTCAGGCATATTTCACCTAGCTCACACTAGACCCAACGCAACCCATTCGGGACAGTCCCGAATACAACCACAAAAAACCCTCGAAATCTTGTATAACATCGTGTATACTTTATCTACACAGACCCCATAGGTTTGTTACCACACCTAACTAACAAAGGATAAACAATGAGTAACAAAAAAACCCCCCAAAACGACCATTTACTCGCAATACGGATGCCCAAAAAACTTCTCGACCAGCTAAATGCCCTCGCAGATGCCAAAGGTGTCGGCACTTCAACAATGGCAAGAATGGCACTCTTAGACTTCTTAAGAGATGAAGCACCCAACGCTTTAATCGGTGCAACACCGCAACAAAACACCATGAACAGAAACAGTATTGCTAAACCAAGCCAACGATATATTGACCCTGAGTGGGACTATTAAGATGAACATCATTAAAGATATAAAAGCAACTCTATACAAACTCAGACGAAAACCCAAGTCCATAGTGGAAGCACCAAAACCTATGCCTAAACCGAAAAAGGTTAAGCCTGTGAAGCAAAAGCGGGAACAGATAACGACAGTCGTGGAAGGCAGAACCCTGACACTTAGTCAGATAGCTTTGTTTTATAAACTTGAGCCACACACAGTCTATGCACGCTACCGAGTAGGCAACAGGGGAAAGCTATTGATTCGACCCTCAAACCGCAAGCAGAAACCAACTTGACAAAGCTAGTGTAAGAGAGTATAATGTAGTTATAGATGGAGAAGTGTGTAGTAAGCGGAGCAATTCGGGACAGTCCCGAGTGGTAGCCAAGACCAGTGGTCGTTACCCCGTTTACTGCAAGCCCATCAGCTCTTTAACAATATGGCAAATGCTCCCGAGACAGAGGGAGTTTAGAGTAGGCGTAGGCTTGTGGAGTCCATTTAAGCGGACAGTTAGTTTCCAAGACCGAGCAGTATCTCTAAGGTTGTTTACATATGTAGGTCGTATCAGGGTTATTACTTAGTATGCGTGTCGCATCGGGAAACCCCTGACTACTAAACCTATTGCCACTTATGTAAACTTATCCCATGCCCTAACCCCTGACAAGGACTGCAAGAAACTAGCAGACGGCAAACAAAATGATTGCAGACTGGCGAAGCCAGTTAAGCAGAAACAAAATAGATAGTAGATTTACTGGGTGTTTGTGAAATCCTATTCGGGACTGTAACGAATACCCAACTAAATCAATTACAGGAGAACAACATGGCAACACACTACAAGGGTGAACGCATCACCGAACTGCTCAACATCATTGGGCAGATGGAAAAGAAACTCAATGACTTGGGTATTACTACACCGAACAATGAGTATGTCCAAGCATATGCAACGCTAACCATAGCAAAAGCAAAACTAACATCATTACAAGGGGAGGATAAATGATACAGATTCTATTGTTGGGGGTGGCGGGCGTGATGCTCGCCGTATTTTTTGTAGCTACATGGGGAGTTTTATTATGAGATGCCACAGATGTGATGACAAGGTAGCAAAGGCTAGATGGGCATTAGGCTATCGCCTATGCCTAGATTGTGGAGATGAAGTAGCGAGCCGAGTAGTTCGTTGCGTAGTCCCGATGCACAAAAGCAATTATGTGGCGTGCTTTAACAGGGAGGATTTAGTAGGTATCAATAGCAAAGGAGGGTTAGTGAAGTGAAATGCACTTGTGGGTATATCATAGGACACCCGTTAGTTCCTAAATGCACTTGTAAACCCCTAGACCTAACAGATGAGGAAATAATGCAACTATGGATGCAAAAAAATACATTAGGCGGAGCGCAAAACATTGTTGATTTTACTAGAGCAATACTAAGAAAGGCACAAGAGAAATGAACAATGAACCAGTAGCGTGGAGAATAAAAAACCCACAAATGTTTAATGAATGGATTGTTTTTTCAAACAAAGAACAGGCTTCTTTATATGCTTTTCACAATGGGAAAGGTAATTTAGCTGAACCACTCTACACCCATCCAGCAAAAACACTAACAGATGAGGAAATAGAAGGCATAGCAAGGGCTAATGTTGATGGTCATTCATCAATGGAGCAGTTGAAATGGTTTGCTAGAGCAATACTAAGAAAGGCACAAGAGAAATGAACGTAAATGAACTAGCTGATGAATTAGATAAGTTTTCAGAATTAGGTGGAGATGTATTTTTTGGATATTGTGCGGATATGCTACGCCAGCAACAAGCTGAAATAAATGTGTATAGAGAAGCATTAGAAAAATTAGCTAGGCTTGGCAATGGCGATAACTATGGAAATAGCATAGGAAACGATATTGCTGTTGATGCACTAAGAAAGGCACAAGAGAAATGAAAGAAAATACAAAACATGAACTAATGAAGGCTTGTATTGATTTTCGTTACGACATGAAAGACATGAATAAATCAGGATGGCTTTACAAGTTTTTTGATTGGTTTTTGAAAAAAGCTGAAAGAAAGGCACAAGAGAAATGAATTTAGAATATTTTTGTATTTGGGTAGCTATGGCTTTGTTTACTTGGTTGTTATTTACCATACGCTAAGAAAGGCACAAGAGAAATGACTATTAAATTATTACGAGATGGGTGTAGTCGCATGACTGTGAAGGAGAACGCAGAGGTAAACAAGAACAGTATTACCCATCTAATCAAGACCTTAGCCACAAGACAGGAGAAGCGGGACTTGGTAGCTGAGCGCAATCCGTTGCACTATATGTTTGGAGAGTATCTACTGACCCGTAGATATGAGGAGAAGTATGAAGATTTTATCAGCCGTAACTACATAGGAAGAATCAAATGAAGAAAGTCATTAAGCAAACAACTACCGCTATGCACACAACTAAACCTTATGTGCCAGCACCGCACCCACAGCAAGCTAGGATTGATGCAGTCCGTATCGTGCCAAGCCTAGTAACAACTAACCCCGAGAACGCACCGAAAGGCAAATGATGAGAACACCACTAGACAAATCACTAAGACCAATTCCACGCACACTTAGCGAAGCGAATCGTGATGCAGAGTATTGCATGGCAATTCAAACATTTAAGAGTGATGCCAAGCTGACCTTAGACTTCATATGGAACGCATTGATTGGGTTTGCAACAGTAGGCATCATCGGATTGATTTGCTATTTAATCGTAACGATGGTATAATGTAGTATAAGTAGTTAATTTAAACCTATGTCCCAATTCGGGACAGTCCCGAAAGGAAACAAAATGGAAACAACATTAGATGTATCAAGCGACTACGCTTATTCAAAAATTAGTAGTAGTGCGATGCTCGTTGATTTGAGCATTAGTGTTTGGACTGGTAGGAAACTGGATAAAAATGTATCTGCTGAAGTAGATGCAAGTAAAAACACAAAGGGTAAGGCGGGCAACTACCACAAGAATCTTTTGGCTGGGTCGGAGAAACTTGCGGAGATAGGGAAACTATCATCTTCTATCCGCAACTGGAGCTATTCCCAAACTTCGCCATGGTCAGACGCAGGCTCACGCCTACTACCCTCAACTCTTTTCTTTGATTACAAAGCGAAGCTCACAGAATACGAAAAGATGTTTACAGATAAGGTTACAGAGTTTTTGGCTGAATACGATGTCCTTGTTTCTAAAGCAGCTTTTCAGTTAGGCGACCTATTTAACAGGGAGGATTACCCCGCCGTTGAGAAGGTTGCTCAGAAGTTTGGAATGTTTTACACCTTTAGTCCTGTCCCCGAAGCGGGCGATTTCAGGGTTGATATTGGCGAAGCGGGTATGAAGGAATTACAGGAACGCTACGCTGACGCATACAGTCGGCGGTTGAACGACTCTATGAAAGATGTATGGGAACGATTGCACGATGCCCTGTCTAAGATGTCGGAACGCTTTGACTACGATGGCTCAGGCGCTAAGAAGATATTTAGGGATAGCCTTGTCGAGAACGCACAAGAGTTATGTGGCTTGCTCAAACACCTAAACATTACAGGAGATATGCAGATGGAGAATATCCGCAAGGATTTAGAAGCACGCTTAATTGGTTGTAGTGCTGAAGATTTTAGGGAAGACCATGCCTTGCGTATATCAACGAAGCAAGCAGTAGATGAGATGCTAAAGAAGTTCAGCATATGAAAGTAGGTGATTGGGTATTAACGGATGGGGAGATTGGTCAAATAACTTTGCTTGACTACTTTAAAACTAGAACAAGTCGCTGGCATTTGGTTGATGTCCCCAGTTTAGGCTTTGCATCATTAAGAAGTGAATCGGGAATGTCCCGAATAGAACCAGCAGTATCAGATATTTTAAACGCAGTAAAAACAAACGAGGAAAATCAAAATGGAATTATATAAATCAGTATCACTACAAGAGTGCGCTAACTTAATCGGTGCAGTCGGCTCAGAAGTAACAGTCCTAGCACAAGGCGAGATGGGTATTGGCAAGTCATCAATGCTCAAGATGTTACAGGGTAAATTCCCTGACCACTTTGTATGTTATGGCGACATGACTACTAAGGATGTAGGCGACTTTCTTGTGCCGAAAATTAAAGACATCAATGGTGTCGAGGTAACTAGCTTTATTCCCAATGAGGAGTTCGGCTTTCATCATGGCAAACCGATTGTCTTAATGCTTGACGAGATTGGTAAGGCAAGTAAGGGTGTTATGAACGCTTGTTTACGCTTGATGCTTGAACGCAAGCTAGGCACTTATGCTTTGCCCGAAGGTTCGATTGTGTTTGCGACTACTAACTTAGCCAGCGAGGGTATCGGTGATATGTTGCCCCCTCATGCACGCAATCGTATGTCGGTAGTAAAAGTTCGCAAGCCAACAGCAGACGAGTGGATTGACTGGGCTTTGGACAATGACATCGCACCCGAAGTAATTATGACTGTCAAAGAATTCCCTATGATGCTTGCATCATTCGAGGAGTATGTAGATAGCAAGGACAATGAGTATATCTATGACCCACGCACGCCACGCCCTAGCTTTGTAACACCACGCAGTTTAGATAAGGCTAGTGCGATTCTCAAGGCTACCCGAGGTTTGTCCGAAGATGTTATTGGTTGTGCAATCAAAGGCACAATCGGCGCACGGGCTTGCTACGATATGCTCAACATCGTGAAGTTATCTAGCGACTTGCCATCATGGGAATCTATTATGGACAGTCCCGAAAAGGCTCAGCTACCTGAATCACCTGCGGCTGTATGTATGCTTGTGTATTCAGCAGTTCAGCGTGTCGAGAAGGACACCATCAACAAGTGGATTAAGTATATGTCCCGTATCAGTAAGGAAGCACAGGGTCTATTCGCCACTAGCGTGATGCGAACCAGTAAGAAGTCAGTAGTTGGCACAAGCACAGAGTTCGTGAAGTGGGCTACTGCTAATAACTATTTGTTTGCACAATAAGGAGTAAGTCATGCTTACAACAGCAAAGAATCTTACACAAGAACAACGGATTGAACGCTGTCATATTGACCTGATGAAGTCCCCGCAATTCGTTGCATATAGTGGTGTGTTGATGGTCGGTAGCGTGAAGGTCGAGTCAGACCCTAGCAAATGCCCGACTGCATACACTAATGGTCGTGATGTAGTGTATGGGCGTGACTTTATTGCTACGCTTAGCGATGCCCAGTTGCGTGCAGTTATCTTGCACGAGAACAAGCACAAGATGTATCGCCATATATCTACATGGAAACATCTATGGAAACAAAACCCTAGCAAAGCCAATCGTGCTTGCGACTATGTGATTAACTTGGAGATTGTCGATGAAGGCAAAAAGACAAATGGATTTATACAATTACCTAGCAACGGGTTGTATGACGAGAAGTATCGTGGGCTTAACTCAGCAGAAGTATTTGCGTTACTCGATGATGACGATGCGGGGGGAGAGGGCGGTGGTCTTGACGAGCATGGTTGGGAAGATGCCGAGTCTATGTCCGAGGAAGAAAAGCAAGAGCTGGGTAAGCAGATAGACCAAGCCATCAGGCAAGGTGCAATCCTAGCGGGTAAGGTAGGCGGTGATATAGATAGATGCTTTACCGACTTGATGTCAGCTAAGGTGAATTGGAAAGATGCCTTGCGTGAGTTCGTATCATCAGTATGTAAAGGTAAAGATGATTCTACATGGGCTAAACCTAATCGCCGTTGGCTACAACATGATGTGTATATGCCTAGCACCATCAGCGAAACAATGGGTCGTATTGTTGTAGCAGTAGATACATCAGGTTCTATTGATGGTCGTGCAGTTAATCGTTTTCTGTCCGAGGTAGTAGCAATCATGAACAATGTGAATCCCGAGTTAGTGGACTTGCTCTACTGGGATAGCGCAGTAGCAGGGCATGAGGTGTATGGTCAGGGTGATGGCGACAAGCTAATGACTTCTACTAAACCTAAGGGTGGCGGTGGCACAAGCCCATCATGTATTACTACATACCTTAAAGATAAGAACATTGTCCCTGAGTGTGTAGTTGTGCTTACCGATGGTTATGTAGGTGATGACTGGGGTGGCACATGGACTAGCCCTGTGTTGTGGTGCATTGTCGGTGGTTGCAAGGCAGTCCCAACAGTAGGTCAATCAATTCATATGGAGGACTAAATGAGTATAGCAGACCAAGTAGCTCAGCTAGAGGAAGACTTATCAGACACGGAAGCGGAACTTAATAAGGTTAAAGATGAACGAGATGAACTAGATGAGAAGCTATACCAGTCAGAGGAGGAAGTAAAAGAGTTAGCTAAGTTTAAGGATTGGGTTGATAACACTTATCCCGATATAGCTTGTCAGTATGGTTGTGTTGTTGATGCAGGTTACTAGAGGAGAATTAAATGAAAGAAAGAAACTTTAAGATGACTGATGCCTTTGAGTTGATGCACTGGCTTAGCGTTATGCACCCTGAGATATTCAAACAATGGGTTGCAGTTAAAGATGTTGAGCGTAGCGTTGAAGATGACTATGAGCTAGAGGAGGAAGATGATGGGGTATAGGTCAGAGGTTGCATACAAGATAGAGTTTGCTAAGAAGGAGGACTTTTGGGGGTTTATCGCCGAGTCTAAGCTAGACCCCGAAACAGCTCTATGTTTTGACGAGGAGTCATGGGGTAAGGAATACTTCGAGGTTGATGAGGAGAAGTATGAGATTCGCTTCTTAGTAGATAGCGTTAAGTGGTATGAATCTTATGAGGATGTCCAATGCCATGAGAACTTATGGGCTAAGGCAGAAGCTAGGTATGACGAGGAGCAAGTAGATGTGCAAGGTGCGTATGCTCGTATAGGTGAGGAGTCAGATGATGTGGATGAGAAGTTCTTCGGTGATGACCCGTATGAGATGGTGCGTGTTAGTAGGCAGATAGTGGTTGATTGGATGTAATCGGGACTGTCCCGAATATAAACGGAAAGGAAATTAAAATGAGTTATGGAAATTGGAACGCAAGAAGTCCTGAAGATGTTCAGCGTAGGAATGGTGTTAGAACAGATTTTGATATGGCAGTTAAACGCTATGAGTCTATCAAGCCGTTGATTGGTAAGCGCAAGTCGTTAGATGTTAGACCTACTGGTGAGCGTGACCGAGCACACGAACGCATCGTTAAGGTTAGTGATACAGAGTATTACCTGACTTGCTCCGAGTGGGGTTGGAGAGATAGACAAAGACTAGAGGGCAACAAAGTAGACCCTGAGCGTAGAAGTTTTACGCTTAAACAAGAAGGGGAGGTGGAAACTATCATTCTTCACCCCGCACAATACGGCTTCACAAGCCCATCAATTTTTTATTTTTATGACTACAATTTGCCACAAGGCATGGATATGCAAAAGTATAGAGGTTCTAACTATGTGCGTGTGCTTAAAGAAGATGGTGGGTATAACTTCTACCGAGCAGACAAGACAGACATTAC